GAAATAGGGTAATTTTCCTTGCCTTACCTCACCGAGTAGCTTTGTCAGCCAACCTGCATAGGCCCAGTCATCCCCTTTGCCTGCACGAGCCAGTTCCGGGAAATGGTGTAAAAACTGCTGCGCCATCTCCAGTGCCGAGAGTGACTTAACACTCTGCCATTCAAAGGGTTGCCAGCCAGCACCGCTTGTGTAACGTGCACTCTCATGCTCATTCGAGTGTTCGGGGGGCATGACTGCAGAAGGGACGCTGTAATCTGGCACCCATGCCAGCCGCCAATGACAACCTGATGGTGCCATAGAAGGAAATATGCGGATTTTTTGGTAACCCAGCACATGCAACTCATGGGTCATTTCCATCATGCGGATACAGGGCTGAATACTTTTATCAATGCTCGGCTGCCAACCGCTTTGCTTATCGACCTCATTGCGCCAGTTTTGCATGTGCTGAACCAGGTAAAATATTTCATCCAATACATCAAGCCGGCGTATCCATGCCTGAGGAATGTCGTTCAGACCATGTTTAGCTCCCCAAAGCTGCCCTGCAATCGATGCCGTTGAATCGCTATCTCCGTCGTGATTGGCTGCGCGTATCAGCGTATCGCGGAAACTACGGGCTGAAAGAAAGGCATACAGACCAATCGCCAGCGCTTCGTCACCCACCCAGCCTTGTCCCAGCTGACGGATGGCTTCAAGTGGATTGAAACGCATTTCACGGGCAAGTTTTTGGGCTAACAGATAAGGCTCGGTATTGGCTGCTTTTCCATAGATGTGCCCCCATTCATTGCCGTCACTATAGCCATTACGCACGGCGAGGAATTCCTCTTCCCCTTTGATTAAGCGAGCAACAATTCTGGGCAAAACACCCGAAGAAACCCAGCCATCAACGTGCCCATGCGTTAATGCCGCCGCACGGGCAGCGAGATCAAATAGATCAATATCCTGTAAGAAGCCAATGGGGGCGGTACGCATCACACCACCACAGCCCTTTGAGTCATTTATGGGTTTTTCGATACTGCCTGTCCCGCCCGCTTTTAGCGCTGACAGGCACGTATTACCGGGAGCACGTCTTGCCCGCATGTTTGCTCGTGAAGCCAGCCAACCAAAATGCGATCCTGATTTGCTTTGCTGGGTATCGTACCAGTCGAGATAAGCACGACGTATCTCTTCCAGCGCACGGGATAAGTTAATAACACCATGCTCATTGGTAGCGCGCAAAATACCTTCAAGGGTAAAGAGGGTCATTTGGGTATCATCACTAACCACCAGTTTACCCTGTTGCAGGATGGGCCTGGTCAGCCCTTCACTGCCAAACGTCTGGTGAATTTTCTCAAGTGAATCAAATTCAACGGTATAGCCAAAAGCATCACCGACAGCCCCACCCAGCAAGCAACCTAAAACGCGATCTAACAAGACATCGTTAAGTGGTAGTGATAGTGCATTGAGATATTGCTTCTGAACAGTTGATTCCAGACTACCCGGTCTGGCCTGATTAACCGCAGCGATAGACTCTTCAGCCGGCATGCCGCGTTCGATCAATAATCTTGCTGAAATGAGTCCAGTGCGCCCGAGCCCACTACGGCAATGCACAAGAATGCGTTTTCCTTCACGAAGAAGCGTACGTAAGCGTAGGCCAGCATAAACCCAGCGCCGTTCAAACGTTTCGTCCGGCATTGTCCCGTCAGTAATAGGTAACTGAAACCAATCCATGTCTCTGGCTTCAACTTCAGTACCAAGGGCTCCGACGTGTAAACTGGTAAGTTC